TGAGTCTGAGGAAGAAGACGAAGACGAAGACGAAGATTAATCACAAGGTGCAGTCAAATGAAAACGTTTAAAGAAATGCTCGGTGAGACAGTAGACAAGATTAAGTCTCCTGACGAGCAAAATTTTGTAGACAAACACGTTATTGACAAGAAGGATCATCCTGTTGCCAAAGACGACCAGTTTGTTGCAAAAACAAACAAAAAGAAACGTAAGGCTGACCATGAAGATGATGAAGCAGTCTATGAAGAGCGCATGATTGAATGCCCAGATTGTGGCGAGTCTTATGCTAAGGGCGAAGACCATGAGTGCGACATGGAAGAAACTGTTTCAGAAGCAGAAATGTCAGACGCACAAATGAAGAAGCGTGAAGAGATTGTCAAGTCTATGAAAGACAAGATGGGCGACTTCAAAAAGCGTTATGGTGATAAAGCAAAAGATGTTATGTATGCCACTGCCACTAAAATGGCAATGAAAGAAGAAGCAGAGGAACTTGCAGAAACTTTCAGCAAAGGTAAACTAACACTAAGAGACCGTTCTACTGTTACTTTATCTGCACAAGACGCAATGGCGCTTAACGCTCTTATGGGTTCATTAAATGACCGTAATATGGAAAAGATGGACCAGAAGATGATGAAGAATAAAAAAGGCTTCCAAGAAATTCTTAGTTTCGCTAGAGAGGCAATGTAATGACTTTATTAATCAAAGAAATTGTTGAAGAAGTTCAATACATTGCTGAAGATATCCTTGATGAAGAGGGTAACAAGCAAGGTAAGAACTACTTCATTGAAGGTATCATCATGCAGGGTGATATCCAAAATAGAAACGGACGTATTTACCCTAAAGAAACGCTAATGCGTGAAATGAGTCGTTACAACAAAAACTATGTTGAAGCGAAACGTGCGTATGGCGAACTAGGACATCCTGCGGGACCAACTATTAATCTTGACCGTGTATCTCATATGTTCACAGAACTAAGAGAAGATGGCTCAAACGTCATTGGGCGTGCGAAAGTCATGGACACACCAATGGGTAAAATCGTGAAGAACCTCATTGATGAAGGCGCTAACCTTGGTATCTCATCACGTGGTATGGGTTCTATCAAAAAGAACAAGCAAGGCATTATGGAAGTTCAAAACGACTTCATGCTTGCTACAGCGGGAGATATCGTAGCAGACCCATCTGCGCCTGACGCATTCGTTAGAGGCGTCATGGAAGGTGTTGACTGGGTTTATGATGTTGCTTCTTCTACATGGACAGTTGCTAATACCTTTGACCAAATTGAAGAAGAGATTAAAGAGATTGCAAAAGTTGACCCACGTAAGTTGGAAGAACAGGCTGCCGCAATTTTTGAAAAGTTTATCAAATCACTGTCAAAAACATGATTATTATAAATATAGAGAACAATATTACTTGTTAAAGGAGAAGTCAAATGAGTGAAGAACTAGAAAACAAACTAGATTTGGAACTTGACGAAGCAAAGGCAACTGGTGAAGATTCTGAAAACATGGATCCAGTAACACCAGCCGGCGGTTCGCCAAAGGGTAAAAATCGTAAGGCTGATAAAAATCAGTCAGTAGATCCAAATGCAGAAAAAGTTGCAGACGAAGGTCCTTCAAAAGGCACCAACGACACTGGACTTAAGGAAGCGTTTGCTGGACTATTTGAAGGTCAAGACCTTTCTGAAGATTTTAAAACGAAAACAGTAGCAGTATTCGAAGCCGCTGTTCACGAAAAAGTGCTTGCAGAAAAGGCAACTCTAGAAGAAAAATTTGAAGCGGATCTGGCTGAGCAGGTTGAAGCCGCCGTAGACGATCTAGTAGAAAAGGTTGACTCATACCTTGACTACGTGATTGAAAACTGGATGGAAGAGAACACAGTAGCAGTAGAAAGCAACATTAAAGTTGAAGTCGCTGAGTCTCTACTAGACAGTCTAAAAGGTCTAGTTGTTGAACACAATCTTTCAATTGATGACGAACAGCGTGACGCTATCGCAGAAATGGAAGAAACTCTTGAGGAGCAAAAGGCTAAATACAACGAAGTCGTTGAAGAAGTCATGTCTCTAAAAGAAGAGAAGAAGCAACTAGAACTGGCTAACGCTTTCAAATCCATCTCTGAGGGTCTAACAGATACTCAGGTTGAGAAACTTGGAGTTCTGGCAGAAGGTGTATCTTTCGAGACAGTCGAAGACTACTCAAAGAAACTAGAAGCCATTAAAGAAAACTACTTCACTGAGTCAGTTGCACCAGTTGCAGATGAAGCAGAACTTCTTGAAGAGGAAGTTGAAGAGGTTTCTAAGCCTGCTATTGATCCAACTATCGCCCGCTATGCCGATAGCATTGGTCGTCTTGCAAAATAAGTTTTTTATAAATAATAAAAGATAAAGTCTCAAAAAGGAGAAAATCAATGAGAAACGAAGAACTAATGAAAAAGTGGGGCCCAGTGCTTGAGCATTCAGCACTCTCACCAATTCAGGACAAGCATCGTCAAGCCGTAACAGCAACCTTGCTTGAAAACACAGAGAACGCTCTTAAAGAGGGTTCATCATACTCGCCATCTTCACTTCTAACAGAAGCAGAAGTTGGTCCAGTAAACCACACCGGTGAAGTTCAGAACTACGACCCAGTTCTTATCTCACTAGTCCGTCGTGCGATGCCAAACCTAGTTGCATACGACATTGCTGGCGTTCAGCCAATGACTGGTCCAACAGGACTAATCTTCGCAATGCGTTCAAACTACGTTGATGCGGCAAACAACTCTGTTAAGACTGAAGCGTTCTACAGCGAAGCAGACACAGACTTCTCAGGTGCTGGCACACAAGCGGGCTCAACTGGTAACGCTGCAACTGCTAATACCGGCACAGGTATGGCAACTTCAGCGGCTGAGCAACTTGGTTCAGCAGGTGGCGGCGATTTCGCAGAAATGTCTTTCCAAATCGACAAAGTGTCGGTCACTGCAAAGTCACGTGCGCTAAAAGCCGAATACACAACTGAACTAGCACAAGACTTGAAAGCAATTCACGGTCTTGACGCTGAAACAGAACTAGCGAACATGCTATCAGCAGAACTACTTGCTGAAATCAACCGTGAAGTTGTTCGCACAGTCTACAACTCAGCGGTAACTGGTTCGCCAGACACTGCATCTGCCGGCACATTCAACCTAGACGTTGATGCAAACGGTCGTTGGAGCGTTGAGAAGTTCAAAGGACTTATGTTCCAAATCGAAAAAGAAGCGAATGCGATTGCGAAAGCAACCCGTCGTGGTAAAGGTAACATCATCCTATGTTCGTCAGACGTTGCGTCTGCCCTACAAATGGCTGGTGTTCTAGACTACACACCTGCTCTAAACAGCAACAACCTAAACCCAGATGACACAGGCAACACATTTGTTGGTGTTCTAAACGGTCGTTTCCGTGTATATGTTGACCCATATGCAGGAGCAAACTACATGGTTGTAGGCTATAAAGGTTCAAGCGCATTTGATGCTGGCTTGTTCTACTGCCCATACGTTCCACTACAGATGGTTCGTGCAGTTGGTGAGAATTCGTTCCAGTCAAAACTGGGCTTCAAAACTCGCTACGGCATGGTTGCGAACCCATTCGCACCAGGTGCAAACCAAGGCGATGGCAGCCTAACTGCTAACGCAAACGTTTACTACCGTCGTTCAATCATTTCGAACCTTCTATAATAAGAAGTCGCATTAAGCGAAC